CTGTGTTACCCACCGAAATCTAACAGCCATGGGATCTTGTGGATCGAATCCCTCTTCTCTTTCAACTTCATTAACAGGCATGGGATAAGCGTTTATTACTCCATGATCTGGGTCTACATCATTGAATAGGAAAAAATCACCATACTTACAAAGATTTCTAACCCATGATGTTAAGTTAAATTCAAGGTTAAGCGTATCGTAGAATAGATCATCTAGTAGACCCTGAATTGTTGGATTTTCTGAGTATATATGTAGAACACTGCCAGTCTCGTCTGCTGCAACAGTTTCTTCTGAATATATGTCTAGCGCAGAGCTTATTTCAGGTGTATACTCCATTTCACTGAAGTCACTATAACGAGCCATTCTATCATATGAACCATATGCACTCATTGCTGTGCTATAGACGTGACTCTGTGTCTTTCTAAACATCTCGTAGGCTGACGTGCCCTTTGCTGATGATTCGAAATCCTTTACTTTTCGCTTTATTACGGGACCGCTTCTAAATAGCTGCGTTAATCTCCGAAATAAGCTTTGTGATGTGTTACCTGCCATCTAAAACTCTCACTTAAGTAGCCAGTCATGCTCATTCATGATTTTTATCTGTTTATTCCATTCACTTGGAGCGCGTTTTGACTTTTCTCTATTGATATCCGGATTAACATTCGGATCTCTCGAAGGCGAACTATGAGGTCTTCCTTCTAAAACTGCTCCTGGCATATCATCATATGAATTTCGTGAAAATTTCATGCCCTTTAACATTGCATCATTAATCGCTTTAGAGTTAACACTATAGTCAGCTGATGCATCATATAACCACATTGCAATTGCAAAACTAATAACTAAATCATCATTATATCCTCTCATTGCACTAGCTTTATTTCCTGACCATGTAAATGTTTTTAACTCTTCATAAAATCTCGATGAATAAACTTTAACCTGCTTATTTCTTAAAATTTCTTCTAGCTTTGTTAATATTAAATTACGTGTTTTTCCACTAGTTGTAAAACCTGCGAGATCAGTTTCTTTTGGAGGAACATAATCTCCTATATAAATTGCTTTTCTCTTTTTATGATAAAGCTTTGGATAGTCTAGTTCCTTGAGCTTTAAGATTGTTGCATATCCATAGCTATTATTTTCCGGACAGAGAAGAGCTTTATTGTACTTTAATCCAAATTCACTCAAAAGTTCAGCAAATCTATCTGGCGGTATTTTACCTTTATATTCTGCAACACATTCACTCTCTGTAATATCAATTATATGAAATGTGGAAAAATCCTTCGAATCTCCTCTTGAAATATCTGCTGTCATCAAATAATCATGCTCTGATAGTGGATATTCCCATATCCACACATTCATATCAAACCCAGTTCTCTCTCTAGGCGGTCTTATTATTTGTCTAACCCACTCTATATCTTCATGAGACAGAAACGTCTCTCCTGATGATGCAAAGTCACACAAATATTCTTGGGATATTTGACGAGTTGATAGATTTTTCGTAGTTTCATTAAACCAGGCTTCATCTCTTTCTGGATGAATATCCCATGGTAATTTTATTGGTTTGAACTCATTTAATCCCGCATCAGCATCTGTATAAAGCTTATAATATTGTCCCCCAACTCCGTTCGGAGTAGACAATATAATAACTCGCCCACCTGTTGAGATTGTAGGGTAAAGCCCCATCCAGAGTTCATCAAAATTTCTAACAAATGCTGCCTCATCTATGATAAGAAGAGACAGTGCTTCGGATCGGCCAGCGTCTTCTGACGTTGGTATTGCCTTTATTGAAGATCCATGACTAAATTCTATTAGTTGTTTATTATTGGTAACTATTTCTGGTAGTACGAGCCACTTTGGCAGACTCCTTATCATAGTCTTTACTTTTGTGATAAAGTTTTGAGCGACACTAAGCTTTGTTGCGATAATTAGAACATTTTTATCTCTCTGAAAGAGAGTGAGCCACACAGCATACGCTGCAGATAGTGTTGACATTCCCAGCTGCCGAGATTTTAATACGATATTAAATCTTTCATCAATGAAGCTTTGCACACACATATCTTGAAACGGATATGTGTCAAACTTTATCAATCCCCTTACAGGGTGCTGGATCTTTGCGTAATTATTAAAAAAATAAACAGGCTCTCGACCACACTTAATGATTTCTGATACCTGCCTAGATTTATTAACTTTAGACATTACTCTACCTGAAAGTTTGTGAATCTTCTATAATATGCTGTTTTTCTTGGTGTATAAGGAGATGATGTGATTAATTCGATGCTATCATTTGTGCTGAGCTCTTTTACCTTTAAAGCTCTACCAGTAGCATCCTTGAATTCTTTCTTGATCTCCTTCATATAATCATTTGTCAACTGTGCTGACTCACTTTCAAATATTCTCACTTGATCTCTAAGATTTCTCTCAGACGCTAAGTGGACTATAGTAGTGTAAGTACACGTAAGATTATCTCCCTGTAATGATGTTCTAATTGACATCGTTGGTGTTCTAAAGTCTCCTCGGGTTGATTGACCCCAAGTATCATTTAGAATTTGTCCTAAAAAGTTAACTTCACTTAAACTTAGCATAATAGACTGCTCCCTACTCTAATTATCTTGATCACCTAGAAATAAATTCAAGGATTGGCTTACAACCCTATCTTTATAACTATTAAGCTCTTCTTCACTAGGTCGCCATCCAGAATCCCACTTTTCTCTATTTGGCTGTGCAAATGTCATTTCACACACTGAACAGCAATTAAATCTCTGAATAGACAGGAAATCGTCGTGACTATTCATAACAAATTCACATATCCCACAGAAGAATGGCATTGACTTATCTCCTGTCCCATCAATAATATGTAGATCACACTCTATATTATCAAGTGCTGTATACTTTAGTATCTTTTTCATTTTTCGTTATTTCTAGTGAATTGTCAACCGCATCCTTAATGGCATCTACATGAGATATCACTATTATGTTTCTAAACCATTTCTTAAGTGACTCTAGTAGTCTACTGCATGCTTCGATGTTTGTCTCATCTAGTGCTCCAAATCCTTCGTCTATAATAAGCATATTCGTCTTTGTTAGTGATGAGACATTAATGAGTGCTACTCTAATTGCCAGGGATGCCATCATCTTCTCCATTCCTGATGCAAGCTCAATTATTCTTCTACTATCACCGTAGTTTATGTAGATGTCCATTGAGTTAGAGTCAGGATCTGCCTCTAGATCAACTGTGAAGCCAGTTACTCCCAGTAAAATTTTTGAAATCTCAGAGTTAATTAATGGCAACTGAGACATCATAATTTGTAATGGAATTCCCTTCTTTGATATTGCTTGCATAAAGAAGTCATAAGCTATTAAGTCTTGCTTTATACTATCGAACTCTTCTCTATCTGATTTCATTCTAGATATTTTTGTCTTTAGGCTAACAATATTTTCAAATTTTCTAAATCTCTTTTTATCTAGCTTTCTAATATCAGACTCTAAAGAGACGATTGACGCTCTAATCACAGCAGATGGATTTTCTTCTGACTCAACTAGTCTTGGAAGCATATCTAGTAGCTCGTCTTTAAGTTTCAAAAGATCAGACTCTGCCGAGCTCAGAAGATTTTCACAATTGTTTAAGTCAATTTTAAGTCTAGAAGAGTCGAGTGATATCTCAGATTCCTTTGACACCAGTGACTCATATTTCTCTATTTTTTCATCGATTGATTCTCTTAGGATTTTTTCAAGCGATGATCTTGCTGACTTTAATAGCTTTAATGATTTTTTTGCAATGTCCCTCTGATCAAGTATCTTGTCTCTGTCTTCGTGAGAATCCTTAATAAACTTACATGTGGGAAATGAATCTCCGCACGGAACTTCATTAAGTTTAGAAATAGATGTCTCCTGCCTCTCTAGTTCTTTTTTCTGATTTTCATGTACATGGATTAGATCAACTAGTGATCTTTCAATGCTGCTTTGAGATTCTCTCTTTTCTAACAGCTCATTGATTGGAAAGTCTAATTTAACAAGATTAATCTTCTGTATCTTCTCTTCATTTAGGAATATTTCTTTATGAACATCATCTCTATTTGAAATAATTTCAGATATTTCATCTTGTGAATCTTTGATGGTTTGTTGCCATGCATCTATTTCTAATCTCGTAACTATATCTGGATTATCAGAAGTTGCTAGTTGGATATTGAGATCTCTTAGAGTTCCCCTTTTATTTGATATTTCTCTCTCGATTAGTTTTAGCTCACCAGAATTTTCATCTATATTAAATTGAGAATTATCTATCTCTTCATCCCAATCTATATCGGGATACATTTTTGCTCTATTTCTTATTTCAGAAGAGTCTTCTTTTGCTGCATCATACATCTTTTCAAAGACACCGAGATCAAGAAACTTCGTTAATATCATTTTTCTAGATGAGGCACCTTCTTTTATAAATGTGTTCATTTCACCCTGAGATGCTAATGATGTCATTAGAAAATCTTCAGATGTGCCTATCATTCTTCTTAAAACACTTTCTGTAACCCTTCTTTGCTCTTCCGTTATATCTTCAGCTATTGTTCCGTCACTTGAAATCTTATGTAGCTTCAGAGATGTTGAAGCGTATACATCTCCCTTTTTGGTCTGGTGTTTAATGGTTGACCTGCTTACTCTAAGATTTTCTCCGTTTATAGATAGATCAATTATAGCTTTACAATCATTCTTCCTATTATTAATGATATGCAGATTCTTAATAGATCCCCTGTCTGTTGTATTAAACAGTCCATACATCAAGGATCCTATTATTGAAGACTTTCCTTTGGTATTTTTTCCAAAAATACCCGTGATTCCTGGAAGATTTTCAAAATTAATAACATTACCATCTCCATAGGCAAAGAGATTATCAAATCTTAGTGAATTAACTTGCCATCTAGAATTTCTTAAAACCTCTTGATCATCTGATAGCTGTGATGCATATTTTTCGACTAGACCATCTAGTTTTTCATATTTCTTATCATCTATATCACTATCTCTATAGAATTCTCGTATTAACCTCTTGTGTGTGCTTGATTCTCTGAGATTCTCTTTGCTAAGAGATCCGCCAGCAGTCTGTATTTTTGATACATCAAATGAAGCTTCTGATTTAAATACTACCTCTGTTGCAAGTTTCTCTCTCTTTAAATCATATTGAAGACGTTTGCTGTCTGCTTGCATTAAAGCAGTTTTTGATCTTATTCTAAATCTTGATCCGTCTGGATGATTTAGTGATTCACTAATGATATTATCAACTGATCCGTTCCAGTCTAAAGTTACAAATGGCTTTAGGTGTGGAATTTCATGAAACTCTACATCAAAATCATCTAGAGATCTAATATCCCAAAATAAAAATCCCTTTCCCGTTGTTTCACCATAGTTTTGCTGAATTGTTGATCCGGGATATGCCATCGTCTTGGCATCATTTAAAAACTGCCGCTTATGTATATCTCCCAGCATCGCAAAATCAAAATCATTGAAAAAATCATCTGTTACATCACCGTCAATACTCCAGTCAATATCAGTTTTAGATCCCCATACAGCTCCGTGAAATAATGCAATATTAATTTTATCTTTATCAGGTATGACTGATTTCCAGCCTTCCTCGTCAAAACATGAAAATACACACCAGTTAAATTCGTCATGCCCACTTATAGGATAAGTTCCTGAATCTTTATATAGAAAAAGATTGTCATTCTTTAGGGCATCAATTATTGGTGAGATTGCATCTTGTCTATCTTTATTAAGCACCAGGCCGTCGTGGTTGCCTAGAATTATGTGGGTGGGTGCAATATCAGATAATCCATTGAACCACCAACAGAGCCTATCTATCAGCTCTGGAGATATACCCTGTGTCTTGTTGTGCACTATGTCGCCGCCAACATAGATTATATCTGGCTTAAGCTCTCTTGCCTTCTCAAAAAACATAGAAAAGGATTCTTGGTATTCATCATGACGAGATAGTCCCCGCCAGTGAATGTCAGCTAAATGTATTATTTTCATAAATTTTCAAACTCATACTATAGTAATAATTACACAAATTTAATAGATGTACAAACTACTATAGTGCATGCTCAACAGCACATAATGTGCTATGATCAGGACATGGATCAGGCCAAGTCTTTTCACAATCTGGACAAGATCCAGCGGGTTCGTCAAATTCATCTTCTATGCCTGGGATATCAAGCTCCGGTTCAATACCTCGTGTATCAAGATGTCTAAACAAAGCATCATCTTGAATAAGCTTTTTAATTTCTTCCCTAATCAGGTCTCTTAACAGTTTCATATTATTTGATCCCTCGCATATAACTATTTGAATCTAGAATAAGGATCCCGTTCTAATTGAAGCTATTTTCTCCATCAGTGATGTTTCTCTTGTCCATTGCCTTGCAGATTTCTTTAAATTGTTAAAATCATTCTTAGTCATCTCACCTACATCATTAAATTTATCCATTGAAAGTATTCTTACTTCACATCCATATCCTGTCAATAGATCAGCAATCTTTACAGTTTTTTCTTTCATGTCTAGATCTAGCGCTAAAAGTACTGGAGATTGGTTTGCAACTATTTTTTTAAAAAGATATGATCTACTGCTAAGCTCAGATCCAAGCAGGCAAGTTGAGTTTGAATTACACTTAAACAAGTCAAACGGACCCTCTACAAGAGTAATTTCAGACTTAAAATCTAAATTGATTTCATTAAAGATTATCTCTCTCTTTTTTGCCCTAGAGTTGACATACTTTGAACTTGAATCATCTATTGCGCGAGCAGAAAAATAATTTAAGCATCCTTCAGAGTCGAATGAAGGAACTATGATTCGTCTTCTAAATCTTCCACTCTTGGAAGATCCTAGTTTAAAGTACCATAAATCTCTCTCACACAATCCTCTTCTTTTTAAATAAGATATACTGTCTCGTATATCGGGATCTCTAGTATTTAACTCTAGGCAAAGAGGTATAAACCCAGACGGAAGTTCTACTGGTTTTTCTTTGATCTCTTGAATGTCGGAAGATATCTTTCTATTAAGGAATCTTTCACTAAATTCTCTAGCTGTGCTTTCTCCGACATGCTGAGAGAGAATTCTATATAGAGTTTTTCCCTTTATTCCGCATACCCAGCAGTGACAGCTCCAATTCTCCATATTTATAGAGAATTTTCTTTTTCCTGGGGATTTGCACTTGGGACATCTGGTTGCAACATTTACACCATCTCGTGCTACTGTTATCTCACCAAACGCACTTCTAACAAAACTTATTTTTGAAGTAAATGTTTCCACGTTTAAGGATACAGCAGGCTAGGCTAAGTGTTCATCAATCCTGCTGATGCTATGACATATGCATCAGCCATGTCATAGCATCCGGCTTCAAGTATTGTCTGTCCTCGTCTTGGCCCGTTTCTTAGGACCTTTGTGGGCCATGTATATGAGCCACTTAATCTTAGTGTCACCCAGTCGAGAACTTGTTGCTTTGTTGAAATTCCACACTTTTTCTCTCTCACTACCTTGATGCCAAGTGACTTTCTTGAAGAATTAACGTTTAAAAATGAGGGCTCAGAGCCAAACTCTTCAAAGCATTGATATGAAACTACACCATTAAATCTTGCTAGTGTTGATAATGTCTGAGCTGAAGAAAAGCCAGATCTAAATGACTGGAGGTTTTCCTCTATTACGACGCGCTGTATGTCGTTTAGAATGTGAAGTGCAGATAATTTTCTTTTAACTACGAGAGCTTTTTCAAACATTCCCTTTTTGCTTTTAAGATCAATATATCCCATATCTAATAGCATACCATTTTCGTCTAATAAGCACCAGCCAGTGCAACTTGTAGAAATATCAAGTCCTAATATCATTAAAAGTCCATCTTAAATCTTAAGAGAACTTCATCTTCCTCTCTCTTTAGAACTGGTTGTGCGAGGTTTGCTCTCATTATTATATTCAAATTATCATCGTGTAGATTAAGCCCTGATATATAGACAAATCTTGAATTCAAGTCGTTGGCATTGTTTGAAGCAGATAATACTTTATACTGCGGATTTGATGATGAGTTAAACTCACCTACACCTGCAGGTAAGTTAACAGTAAGCATATGAATATTCTGTTCACCCTTAAATGCTGCTTCAAATCCGTCTACTCCAAAGTAAGCTATGTGCGGAGATTTAACTACAGAGACGCCCTCATTATACAGGATAGTTCCAACATTAGACCAGGTTGCTTGCTTAGTAAGGCAGTCAGCTCTATACAGGCTTCCCCTTCCGTTATCTCTTAGTGTCATCTTCATCCTGCCAGATGAACCAGTAATGCTCTGATCAGTTAGATAGAATGAACTTGGAAGAATAGTATTTCCATAAAACAGATTTGAAATATCAAAAATAGTAATTTCATTTGAGCTCGGATCTCTAGTCCTCTGGTATATTGTTAGAATCGGTCCTTGTCCCTGCCCTGCAAGTATCATATTTTCTGGTGTTACACCTGCTACTTGCGCTGCTATTGACTCTGATGATGTGTCATCTGGAAGGCCCAGACTTTCATTTATCATCTCTAGGTCTCTAGTAGATACAGTCGGGAGGCCGGAATAAGCAGATGAAGCTGGAACCATATCATTTATGTTAATAATACTAAGGTCGGTTCCTCCGTGAACATTCTGATAAGAAGACAGATTAGATGCCGGTAGATTTGTCTTTAAAAGATTAAAGTCAGGATAGAATCTTCCATTATCATTCGGAAGTACTGTTAAGTTTCTTTTCTTAGTTGATCCACTTGCGTAGATATATCCGTTAGCTGTTATATCAACAACAGTTGTATCAATTGTTGAAGCTGTCAGGTGAAATAGTCTTGGATAATATCCCTGCTTGAACTCTCTAACAAAATTTGGAAGATTTATTATATATCCGCCCACACCAAATGAAAACACTGGATTGAATGGCTGAGTTGATTCCTTTGTCTCTGTCTGGAATGGAGTTATTAAATTCTCTCTTGAGGGAGTTGTTCTGGTAAAGAAAGGAGGAACATAGAACATTATATCTTTTAAAGATGATTGACCATATTTTTCATTATTACTTACGACTTTCCTCCATATAAATTTATCATATATCTTTATATCGTGTATTTCAGCTTGAAGCGGATGATCAAATGCATACTGGTCCTCATTTGGCTCAGTTAGTCCTACCTCATAGGGATACACACCCTCGCTAATACCTGCTGATTCATTAAAGAATCCCGCTTCATCTGCCCAACCACTAAAATAATTACCCATAATAAGCGCTGATGTTTGAACATCCATCGGTGGAAGTATTGACGCTGATGGTATTGAAAAGTTTGATACTGACTTGGCATCGATCAATATACTGCCAGTTCCGTCATTAATCATTGGTCCGCCCCAGCGGATTGTCGTATGATGCCAATTATTTTTTCTTAAAGTATTGTCAGCTGAGACAAATATTAGATCTTGCGGATATGGCCTCCCATTGTTTGGCTTGCTAAGATCTACAGATGATGGCTCTATATCAGCGCTGTGCCCGAGCTGCAACATAATCCTATATCCGCTCACTAATCCATTTTCATCTAGCTGACTTCCAGAAACAAGTGATATAGCATATGTTGATGAAAGGTGCAATATTGTTCCTGCCTTAAATTCTCTTCCATATTCATTTGAATATCTTGGATTAATATAGAAGTCAAAGCTAAACGACCCAGTTGGAGAATATGGTCTAGGTTTGTTGGGAAATTTAAAATTATTGTATATAATTGCTGATGATCCTGGCAATCCCGAGCCAGAGAAAAAATTCAATGTATTATAATTTGTATAAGAAAATTGGCAAGAATCATATCTTGACGAATAAAATGGCATCAATACATTTCTAACACAATTCTTTACTGAGGTGTTTATGTTGAATGTGAATGGCGGATCAAACCTTACTATTTCAAATCTTTTAGAATTTCGCGATATTTCAGAAGATGAATTAACAAGCTCCATATACTTGCTAATGGTTGTATTTACATCAGATGTAACACCAGCTGCATTTGCCTCCTTTACTGTGACATTTGCAGATCTTAGATCTTCTAATATTGAAAAATCTCCCTCATTAAATCCAGCAACTCCAGGGCTATTTGGATCATATGAGTTTTGTCCCACTTGAGACGGATCTATTATATTTTTAAAACATCTGCTCGGCCTAATTGACAGTGGCATCGAGCCCGTTGTAAGTGCAGTTGGCCCTGTCAGTGAAGAGCTTACATACCTTATTTCAGGATGAAGTGTTAAACTAAATTTTTCAAGATATTCTGGTAGAACCTTGATCAGAGACATTTATACCGCCGTTAGAAGTCAAGTCGAACCCTAATCGTGATATCCTTCTCATTATTTTTTTCAACTGGTCTTGACAGCTTCGCAACTGCTAGAAGGTTATCATTAGCGTCATACAGTCCGACTGTTGTTATAAAGCAAAATGCCTTCTGCGTAGATTCTTGACCGACTTCGATTACACGAATTTTGTTTGTCGAAGCATCGACATATGTCGGATTAGATGAGTAATTAAACTCATCAGCTGTAGCTCTGCAAAATATTAGTGTCGAGTTAATGTTTGTTAGATTTTGAAATGTTATAGCTGTATTTGATCCAGAACTAAACCTGCACGATGCAAGATGGTCAATTATATTATCCATTGACGCAGAAACCATTAAATCTGGAATAAATTTTGCAAAAGCGTTTGAAGACTTACCCTCAGCAGCTGATCCAATTACAGTTCGACCAAACCCGATAGACGCAGGATTCTTATCATTCATTGCAGAAATCACTCCAGACACATGCTGTGATCCAGACATTATCTTCTTTAAATCAAATACTCCTATCCCTTGCTCATAGAACATTAAGCCAACAGTGTTTGCTGTATTGGATGAATTAACAATATTGCCTACCTGTCCACCAAATGATACTTCCTGATTGCTTGAAGCTCCAACATCTGTAAATATCGTTGATCCAGATTCTGATGTTTGAATTAGATTAGGGTTTGGAGACTCTACTGATGCCCAGGATGCTCCGCCTTCTGATGATCCTGGTGTGTGTGATGCAGACGTAAAAAATCTCATTGCAAATGATTCTCTCTTGATCATGTCCCTGGAGAATAAACGCTTAAAGCATACAAACATTCCATTATCAATTACATCAGTGGAAGTATTAAAGTTTGAAAACGGTGCTGCAAATTGAGAATCAGCATTTCCAAGAAGCAATTGTGCAAACTGTCTATAGTTACTAATCTTCTCTCTCATCATAAGTGAGTTAGAGGGAAATAGCATCTTTCCAGTTGAATCAGTACCAGTAGATGACTTTCCTACTTCGCTGCTGCCAGAAAAAATTCCAACTGTTAAGTCAAATATAGGATTTGCTGTTTGAAGAGAGAAATCTTGATCAAACACTGTCTGAAATAGAGACGATGTAACACCTGGCCCAATTCCACCTGTAACAAAAACCTGATATGTCTTTCTTGTATTAGATCCTGATATGTCCTCTTGAATAACATCAACTAGCTGGTTAAGAAAGGACGCAGCTGTCTTCTTGTCAGCGCTTGTTAACTCTTTAAATGTGGCCACTGTTTTACTCCAAAATTACGAAATAGCTATTCTAAAATTCTTAGATGCGCCGGAATTGATTCCGGATATAGATACGATTTTTTCAACTATAGAAGCACCTTTCTGTCTATACGCTGCGAATAAATCGCTTGAGACTGATTTTGCATAGAATGTCATTCCTACTGTTGAAAGATTCTGACTATCTATTGATGGATCTGCTGGAATTGTATACACTGCTAGGTTATTTTTATCTACACTGTCTGGAACTCTATTGGTAATACCAACAAAGAGATAATCAACTGTAATCCTATAACTAAAGTCTGTTAAATCAGGATCAAGTGTTCCGCTTGACATTGACTGCTTAAACTGCATAAACTTAGATGTCGGATCAGATGTTCCAGATGATCTTGATAGTGAAAGTATGCCATTAGTTAGATTTTCAACAATTGATATTGTCGGCAATCGTGTTAGTGCGTCATTATTAATAGAGCGACACCTAAACTTCTGTGCTAAGTTTCCCTCGGTGACAGCCTCTAGAATTGGTGTATTTTTTTCAATTTTTTCTTTTCCTACAGTTCTTCCAAAGTGAACTATGTGTCCATAGTCAACTTCTTCATCTGAAAAGGCAAACTTAAAAATTTCAAAACTACCATCGTTTCTAGATAGTGCTTCCCTACCCAAGTCTGTTAAAACTGCATCAAGAATGATGTTATTTGTGCTATGATCAAGAAATCCCATTTAAACTCTCCTGGCATTAAATATATCGATAAAAACTATTCTTAGTAAATCACTATTATGAATTTTAAACATTATTAAATCCAAAAAACGAAATATTAGACTTACTAAGCGGAACTGCCATTGGTGCACCCGATTCATTATTAATTGAAAGATCTACTATCTCGCTTAGCTGGTTGTCAATATTGATAATTTGTAACTTATACTTATCTGACAGCAGATCTAAAAATTCTTCATTTTTAACAACTATTGGTGCTCCAGTGGCTGCATCATATGTCTCAGTACTTTTTGAAATAAATACATCCGAATATTCAGGATCAAAAAATATTCTCATTCTACTATGTCCGGAATCTTTCATTGTATCAACAAATAGATCCTGGTTTAAATAAATATTGGGGTAAGGCTTTGGTGTTCCGGACCGTGAGACAAGATCTACATGTAGTTTATTTCTAGAAGAGTCAAACGTTACTCTAAACTGTGCTGAATAGTTGGACGTGAATCCTCTTGCGTCTGTTGCTGCTAGTGTATAAATATAGGCAGAGTTCTTTGTAAAGTCTAGATCTCTAAACGTTTTTCTCGGGCCAGGTACTTTAGTTATTAGGCTATCTGGAGCGACCTCTAGGGGTACTACCTTAGATGTTGAAGCATCAAAGTCTAGTTCTTGAATAAGTGTAAACGGAACATTTATAGACTTTCTTCTAAAAATTTGATATCTCACAACATCTCTCTGGGGATTGAGTTCTTCATCCCAGAATAATATCAATCCATTATCCTTATAATCCCAATAGAACGAAAGATTTTGCGGAGGATTAGGCGGTATGTTTTCTGTACAGTCAATTTTAACTGAGAGTCCAGCAGATGCAACAAGAATTACAGCAAAAATTGCTTGATCTTCGACATCGTCTACATTGTCAACTCTAAATGCTTCTATTCTAGTTAGGCACACTGTCTTAACATTGTAGATATAAGTTCCTCCATATCTAATATCAAGATCTAGCAGATTCATAACACCATAATGTTCAACTATTAGTGGAGGATGCTCTATTCTCTCCCACGTATCTCCGGATTGCCTAATCTCAAATTTTTCTACAATATACCCAACAGGAAGAGAGTGCTCATTAATAAATGAATCTACTGATTCACTATCATATGCTGTCTGTTCAAATGCTCCAGCTATTGAAACTTCATACTCATCAGACGTTATTGTTCCCGGAACTACACTTGCAATCGAATTGTCCTGGATTATTCTTGATGTAGCAACCAATCCCCTTAATTCATTTTCATAAACATTTGATTTATCTTCTAGTGCTGTTACGATTAGATTATTGACAACAAGGTTATTCAAGTTGAATGCAAAGTCTAAATTTGTTACACTTGTGAATGCATTGTTTGTTATTTCACTTCTAGTATCTGATGGTGCATAAGCAACTCCCTGGGATTGTATATTTGATAAGGCATCTTTCATCTGGAGGCCGTCTGGACTAAATGCAGACTTATCATCTACTACTTCGCAGAGATTTGCTGCATCTGTGTTTCCACTTGTATCCTCAGGAAGCCCAAAAAATGATATAGCTGACGATAATGAATCATAAAATTCCCTATCGATAAAATCATCCTTTATATGAACAGCAGAGAAATAAGCAGTAGATATTGTATCCTCTGACTGGACTTTGCTGAAATTATCTTTGATAAGACTGGGTCCAAGTCTTTGAGCAACTCCTAGCAATGATTCATCACTTGAGTCAAATACAGTTGGAGATATGTAAATTTGATTAAATCTGGGATATCTATCTGCCCTAGCTATTGCCTCATCCTCTTGAGTCATATTATTTATGTCAATTACATCAAAGGTTCCTGCACCTGCAGTTCTCTCATTTTTTGTATAGAAGTTATAAATAAATTCAACTGAGGTTTTCTTTACCTCAGGAATCTCTACCCACGTTGTTGGTGGACAGGGATAAGATGTATAGCCCCACTTATCTGAAAATTCTCCGAGAGATTCTTCATATGTTTCCATTGTGGACGCGGAATATGACCATTCCTTATCTTCTGAGTATGTGAAGCCATTTGCCCATGCTGGGCGGGGTCCTAGTGATGGATCTTCTCCCGGATTGTTATCTGATGAATTGTTTGCCATATTAGTTTCCTATAGTATTAATTATTCAGCTACTAGCCTAAGCTTGAAACCTCTCCCTCTTCTGGATCTATTTCAGTCATAATTGATACTGTTATAAAGTATTGAAAATATGTAGGATCTGTTTGAACAGATGTTGACGTTGCCTCTCTCTGAGTATTCTCATACGCCAAATTTCCTGATTCTGTTGTGTCTACTGATTCCTCTACTGGCTGAGGTGGTATCCAATCTGCATCATCTACAACTATACAAAATACTCTATCGAATATTTTTGGATATATTATTCTATTTCTATATTTTTCCGGACTTAGCATAACTGATCTAGTTAACTCTCCGCTAACTCTTTGAAATGTTATTCCTGAAGCTAGATCATTTGCATCATACATCCCGGATAGAAGTGAGATCATTTCATTGTGTGTGCTTACCTTGTCAAGATCAGGTGCTGTAATAGATGTTTCACCTTCTAGAAAGCAAAATGAATCCTCCCTTACGTCAATTCCAGATGTTAGTCGGAGATATAGTTTTAAATAATGATCAAGCACATGATTATTGAAGATCTGGACTAATGCATTTGATGTTGGCGATGAAGTATCTATGGGTGCATTACCCATTATATCTACCAGATTTTCTACTCCTGAGAACTCTGCATCAAATTCTTGTATTACATCATCATCATATGCTTGCCCGACATGTGTGGTTCCTGGACCGTCTGGTGTGAATTTTGTTATGCTCGTATGTTCAAGTAAATCATCAACAGTCTGACCTTCAAAAAACTCAGTCGATCCAGTGTCAGGATAGACATATCTTGATACATCAAATAAAAATTCTTGGGGAGTTTCGCATACTGTCTCATTTAAAAGATTTCTTCTCCATAG